TTGGTGGAGGCGGCGGGAGTCGAACCCGCAACCGAATCCGCAAAAGCATTGATATTACAAGGTTTTTTGTAACTCATCTGCAATTCCATCTGCAATTTACTTTTCCAGTTTGCGCATGACGCTATTATAGACGCGCTCGTTTACAATTTTCAAACTGTCCATCAGCTCGTCCATGATCTCCCACGCCTTGTCCTGCGGGACGTCTGCCACAGCCCGCAGAAAATCGCTGTCGCCGTATGTTTCGACGTTGACCGGCGCGGGCGCTGCGGAGTATGCCATCGGCAAAGCCCTCTCTCTGCTGCCGCTTTGCTGATCACGGATGGCATACAGCACGGCAAGGCGCTCATAGTTTGTCCAGCTTGATTCCTCCGTTTCAAGGCGAGCTATCCAGCGATTGACCTCATTCTCGTCGACCATAGGGGTGCACCCCCTTTAGCCCTCAATCGTGTCCATGCAGCGCTGGATGGCTCTGCGGATGCTGTCATCGTCGGCGTTGTCCAGCATTTCCTGTAACTGGCGTTTCATGTTGTCGATTCTGCCGTCACGGGAATAGTGGCCGCGCACATAATGCGTGCCGCGTCTCGCGTTGGACATATCACGGTCATAAGCGCCGCGCATACCCGACTGCCAGTCTCCGTCGCGGGAATAGCGGCGAGAATAGTCCTCATCGCGGGAATAACCGTCGTCCTCCAACATCTCAATCTTATCGATGTTCTTGATGGTGTCCGTCAGTTTGTGCGCAATTTCGAGATCGCCCGCGCCAAGCTCGCCCTTACGTGCCAGCTCGTCGAGTTCGTCGCACAGCATATTACGCAGATCATACATTGCTTTCTTGCTCATGTCCATTCTCCTTTCACGCGATTCTCTCAACCGTCAGGTTCGAGTTGGCGAAGTTGACGGACTGAGTGCTGGTGTTTTCCATTGCAACCGTCAGGCAGCAGCCTTTCGGAACGCAGACCTGTGCGGAAACATAAATGTTAAAGTAGTTTTCTACCGCCGCGGGCGTGACGGTAGCCGTTGCACTGGTCAGCGGTTCTCCGTTAATGGCAAGCGCCGCCGTGATGGCCTCGACCGTGCCTCCGGTGGGAATAGCGATGTTGCCGCCATAGGAGACCCTAAACAGGGCGCGGTTTTGATTGGTGAGGCCGCGCAGCGTGACAATGCCTGCGCCCTGGCGATGCACGATACAGGGCTTGCTATTGACCGCAGTTTCCGTCAGCGGGACGTTTTGCCCAGCAGCAACAGAAACAATAGCAGAATTACTATATTCAGCCATTTTTCTTCTCCTCCCTTTTCCAAGTAGTTGCCGCAAAAGGGGGAATGAAGCCGGATGCAAGTACATCTGTATAGCTTGGCTTGAAAAGAGCATCCGCCTTATGCAGCAGATCGGCATAGTTTGCGAGTTCGACCATGCTCATTTCGGACTTATCCATAGCGGCAAGATGGTCTACAAATTCTTGTTTCAGATCGTCAATCGTTTTCATAAGTTCAGTCCTTTCTAAAAATACAGCGGCAGGGCTATTGCCCCGCCGCGTTTGTCGTTAGTATCGGCACGGGGCCGACCATTTTGTTGGCGTCAACAAAATCGTCAACAAAAAGCTATGCTATGCAGTTGTCAGCAGCCGCAGCCCTGATTGCAGCCGCAGCCGCACCCAGTATACTGATACGGGGCCGGAACGCTGAACGAGGGAACGGGGCGCGGATTGTAATACGCGAACTGTGCGCTAACATAGTTGCGCATATCAAGCGTCTGAGCAGACTGAGAGGCCGCGAGGTCAGCAGCAAAAAGACGCTGGTTCTGCTCGGCAATCTTCGCGTCTTTCGCAGCGATCTCCTGCGCGGTTAGACGCTGGTCGATGCCGCGGAAACCGCTGTTCATCGCGTCGATAATGTCGCGAGTCGCGTTCTGCATCGTGTTGCGAGTGTCGCACGCCTGCGTCGCCATGTCGTAGCGTACCTGCGCGATAGCCGCGCGATTCTCGCAGCAGCAATTTGCGTCCTGCATCTGCATGGCGTTGAGCTGCTGCATAAGCGCCGCCTGCTGGTTGCTGCGGGAAAGCTCGGCATTGCCGAAGCCGGTGTTGATGGCCTGTGTGGTCGTAGCAAAGCCGCCAGTAATGGCATTGTTCAACGCAAAGGTGGAATCGCAAATGCCATTTGCAATACTGTCGAGCTTGCGCTCAACGCTCGCAAAGTCAGATGTCAGAACGTAGCCGTCCATCACACCGCCGCCGTTACCGTTGCCAAATCCGTTGCGGCCCCAGCCGAAGAGGAAAAGAACGATAATCCAGATCCAGCTGTCGCCCCACATACCCATACCGCCGCCGTAATTGTTTGCGGGGGCGACCGGCATAGTCATCATGGGAGTACCATCAGAAAGAGACATGTTATCTCTCCTTTCAATAAGTTTTTATTTACAACTTTCTGGCCAGAAAATGTTGTATCAATGTTGAAAATATGGTATAATTGATATGCGCGGATAGGGTAGCTCCCGACAAGCCGAAAGTCCTATCGGTTTCCGTGCAATACAAAATTTAGGACTGCACGAAAGGACAGTGCTATGCCGTACAGAGACAAAGGGTTTTACGCTCAAAAGCACCAACAACTAATCGGTCAAAAATTTAACCGCTTAACTATCCTTGATATTTGGATTGATAAGGTAAAAGGTTACTATGTGTGCAAATGCAAGTGTGAATGCGGAAGCGAAACTGTAACCCGACTATCTCCCGTAAAAAACGGGGGAATAAAATCTTGCGGATGCATTCGGTACAAATACAGGAAAGCGCCTATAATGGGCTGCAAATTGTATACAGGTCGTTCAAAGCATCCCCTTTACAACACTTGGAACAACATGCTTGGGCGATGCGAAAACCCAAATGATGAAATGTACAAGAATTATGGTGGCAGGGGCATTTCCGTTTGCAATCAGTGGCATGATTTTGATGAATTTATAAAATGGTCAGATTCAGTTGGTGGTCGTCCTGATGGATGCTCTATTGACCGAATTGATGTAAACGGAAACTATTGCCCTGAAAATTGCAGATGGGCGACCAATGAAATTCAGCAAAACAACAAAACTACAAGCCAGTATCTAACATACAAAGGCGAAACAAAAACGCTTGCTGAATGGTGTCGAAAACTCGGGTTGAGCCGATATTCCGTTCAATATCGCTTTATGCAAGGCTGGTCGGCTGAAGATATATTAGAAATCCCGTTAAACCATCGGAAAGACGAATACCGAAGAAAAATTTTGCAGAGAACAAAAGACGGGATCATTGTTGCAACCTATAATGGCCTTTCGGATTTGCCAGAAGAATACAAAATGACATCAGTATCTTCGGCTTGTAACGGTCATTATAAGCGGGATACTTACAAAGGTTATATTTGGGAGTATGCAGAGGGCATTTAGCCCTCTGCTTTTCTATCGGAACAAATGCTCAAACTGCTTTGCCATTGTTTGCAGTTGATTTAATTCCTGCTGGCTCATCGCGCCAGATTGCAGGAGCTTATTGACTTCTTCTTTTGGGTTTCCCTGAAAGCCGCTTTGGAACTGTTGGAATTTCTGCTTGAGCTGCATCAGCTCACTTATCGGCCCCGGCATCTGCCCGCCGCCCAGCGCGGCCATAAACGGATTAGTCATCGTCATCGTCCTCCTTGCGCTTCTTCTTGCCCTTTATTTCGCCCACAAGAGCCGCCAGTGCGTCAAACTCCTTGCGGGTGACAAATTCCACGCCCTTTTCCTGCGGCGCTGTGCGGGGCGTTTCTGCGCGTTCTACGAGGTCATAAATCTTGAGCGTTGGCTTGCCGCTTGCATCCGCCTGCTTGAGATACACAGTCGGCGCGGTAGAATCCCACAACGCCACGGCGGAGTTGGGCGCGATCAGGTAGCCTCTCGCCTCCTGCTCGCCGCTTACCCACTGCACGCCGCCCTGCGCGATGGGGTTCTGTTGCACTGGCTGCGACATAGGCTGCTGCATGGGCTGCATCTGTGGCTGCTGCATCTGCCGCATCTGCATGAGGTTGTCCGGCATCGGCTGCGGATAATAGGGGTTGAAATAGGGATATGCCATGTTCATTCCTCCGTTTCTTTGGCCCAGTAATAAAGCGGAATTTCGTTCTCGCTGTTCCAGCTGTCATAAATTACACCGTCCTGCACGCAGACCACATGTCCAGAAAGCGCGAGAATATGCGTCCCGCGCGGGTGCTCATCGGCAAACTTACCGACCGTGTAACAGTCCGGGCAGGTGTCCGGTATGATGTATCTCCGGTAGCCTAAAGACCGCAGATACGCGCCCCAACAGGCGTTTGCATTGGGCAAGTCGCCGTCCAAGTATCCCTGTATGCACAGAGACAAATAAACTTCGCCCCAGTCCTTCCCTGTTGCCTTGCAGATCGCGCGCACGGTGCAGTCGCTGACGTTGCGTCCGTTTGGGTTCGGGTTGAAATAGCTATACATGGAAAAGCTCCGCAAAATAGACATAAGTGCGCAGCTCATCAGGGTCTGGAAACAGTGTCAAAATGTCCATCGCCATTTGCTCAGTAAATCCGCAAGCTAAAAGTCGGTCATACATTTCGCGCACCTTCTTTCTTATTCTGTTTTTATGATGCCATAAAAGGCTGGCCTTGAATGGTCAGCCTTTGGTCATTGTTTGGTCAAGTTTTGGTCAAAAAATATTTTGCAAAAAGCTCAAAAAGCTCTTGACTTCACGCCAATATTGGCGTATACTAAGCACATAAAGCAAGAGGGAAACCTCAGGAGGAAACGAAAATGAAGTACAATTACAGCATTTATGAAGACAATGCCGGCCGCCTGCACCTCGCTGTCATGGACGAGAACGGCTCCTGCATCTACTACCTTTGCGACGCGGACCGCGCTCTGGTCGTTGGGGCGCTGGACGCGCTCAAAGCGGGCGGCGACCCCATCGCCGACGACTGGGAGGGCGGCGAGCCGGACCCTGCGACCTGCTACGAGGAGATCAGCAACATTGTCGACGCCCGCAACGGCGGCGCGACCATGCTCGATTTATAAAACTTACAGGAGGAAGAACATCATGAACGAATACAGATATGAAGAACTTCGCGAGGCGGCCGCTAAGAACCCCACCGGCGAAAATCTCGCCGCTCTCGGCGAATGGCTTCAGCAGTACGGCAACGACTGCTGGAACGGTGAGGAATGGGACATCGACGAGGGCCGCCTCTTACGTCCCGTGTATGGTCAGGAGCCGGACGAATACGGCGATTTCCCTCTCGTGGGCTACGATCTCCTCTAAAGGAGGTGGCGGCTATGAGACGAAAGTACAACGACTGCCAGCGGGCGGACGGCGACTGCACCGCCTGTTCTCTGGTCAACTACGGGCGGGACTGCCACAACCGCCCCATCACTAAGCTTGAGTGGGCCCGCCGCATGGCAGACATGACACAGTCCGAGCTGGCTCAAAAATCCGGCATTTATATCCGGCAGATCCAGAAAGTTGAATCCGGCGAAATCGAGACGGGCAATATGGCTGCAAAAACCTTATTTGCGCTCGCCGACGCGCTGGGTGTAAATATAAGTGAGCTGCTGTAATGGGCACGTATGACCTAACAGGGCAGACTTTTGGGCACTGGACTGTGCTTGAGCCTGCGGAGCCGGATAAATACGGTCGGGCAAAATGGCTCTGCCGATGCGATTGCGGCGAGGAACGCGTCGTGACTGCCAGCAATCTCCGCCGGGGTGTCAGTACGTCATGCGGCCATACCAGGGGCGAAAATCACCGAAAGAATCTGATTGGACAACGCTTTGGGCGGTTGACTGTGACGCGTTATGTGCGCTATTCTTCGACCGCGAATAGTTCCATATGGCGGTGTCGTTGTGATTGCGGCAAAGAAACCGACGTATCGGGCAGGAATCTTATAACCGGGCATACCACGTCCTGCGGCTGTGCTATGGCAGAGGCCCAGCAATCCCCAGCCGCTCGAGTTAAGGCGCTGCTGGAATCCCCGTTGACAGGGCCATATGAGACCAATATCCGCGCAAAATGGTATCGAGTATCAAACGGTGCTCGTGAGTGGGAGATCAAAAACTTATCGAAATTTGTCAGAGATCATGTGGAGCTGTTTGGCATTGACCCAGAGGATAAGTATGAGGCCAAGCGTACGGCCAAGATGCTGTATGACGCGTCATACAATCACTGTCGGTGGCACGGATGGACGGTCATCCAGCTTGAACCGAACGAATAAAAAGAGAGCACCGATTAACCTCGGTGCTCTCTTTGCCCGTCTGCTATTTTTTGATATGCCCGCCTGCGGCAGCGGTTGACCGCCTCCGGCGACAGGTGCAGTGCCTCGCACACTTGCGCGTAGCTCTTGCGTCGCACGTCGCACTCGATAAGGCACGCCGCCTCGTCCGCCGGCAGCTCAAACGATAAGATATACGCCACGGCCCGCTTGGGGGCCATAGAGGATAATTGAGCGCGGATATGCTTGTGCTGACTGTTCATGCCCGTGTAGGGCTTGCAGAGGCGCTTGCGCGTGGGCTTTCGCCGCCCGCTCCTTCCTGTGCCCGATTAGGACACCATCATTTTGCCGCTCTCTGGATCATCGCCACGGCTTCCTGCCGCGTGATAAGTCTCTGCGGCGCGCTGCCGTCCGTGATACTCGCAGCCTTTGCCTCCGCCCAGTCCTTTGCCGCCCATGAAGAGACGGGCTTCGTGCCGAGCTGCGCAAGGTAAGCGTCCATCATCCGGTTAAACGTTGTTTGATCCATGTACTCCTCCATTTCCGGCGGGTACTTGCCCGCCAAAATCATGCTCCCTGTGTATCGCATATGGTCGTCCCACTGGAAATGCGGCTTGTCCGGGAATTTCTTCCAGTCGCCGCCCCACGAAAAGCCGACCTGCTTGCCGATCTGCCCGCAGCGGGCGAAGAACGACGGATCGTCGTACTCATGCCCCTTGACGTTTTTGCAGATGTCGAACGCCAGCCCCGCCTTGACGCCGTGGAACGTCGGGCGCGTCGCGGTCTTTGCCGCGTAGCCGTTCGCGGCAAGATAGCGCTGGTACTCGTCATCCCTGACCGTCTCCGTCACGAGAATGGGCAAGCCCGCTTCCTTGCAGAGGGCGAGGAAGATGACGCAGTTTGCGCGCACGTCCGCCCGCAGGTCGGCAATGTCCCTACTGTGATACATCGCCGTTCTCCTGATTAAGCTGCTTGACGAAGTAGAATGTGATGACCATCGTGTAGATGTTGAGGAAATTCTCGGGGATGGCCTCCTTGATTGTCAGCACGCAGAATGTGACCGTCAGCGCGATGGTCACGAGCGACTTCACGCTCAGAAGATTTGCCAGTCTGTTAAAAAATACGTTCATTGTCAATCTCCTTTGTCCTTGATTTTGATTCCCGCCAGCAGTGCCAGTTCTGCCGTCCATGCCGCGAACCACGCGACGGTCAGACTGTCCGGCACTACCTTGTCATGCGCGGTCAATACGAGCACCGCAATGCAGTACCAGCAGAGGTTGAGCACTGCCGCAATGACGTACTTGTCCCGCTTTCTCAGCTTCTTCATAAAACCACACCCGACAGCAGCCACGCGATAAACGCGCCCGCCAGCGCCGCGAGAGCTTTGTCGACCAGACTGTCCCAGCGTTTCCCTGCCTTGCCCGTGATGGCTTTCACGTCCTCTTTGATCTCCTTGACATCGCCCTCGACGGTCTCCTGCTTGGTCGCCAACACTTCCACCGACGTTGCCAGCCTGTCAAGCGCCGTTTGATGCTCCTTAAGCTCGTTGATTCGATGCGTATTGCTCTTGCACCTGCTTTCGATCAGCGCGATCTCTGCATCATCGTAGTGCTTTGTATTATCCATATCCCGCTCCCTTTCTGCGGCCTTAGCCCGCCGTGAAATAGTTCCCTACCAACTCGTGCGGCAAATACTGCAAGACGATCTTCCCGCCCGCGGCCTCTCCGATACGCTCGCACTTGTATGTCTTACCGTCCTCGCTATCGAGGTAGTAATTGCCATACTCGTACTCCATGCCGCGGCTTGCGGGGATGGGATCATCCTGCGTGCCCGCGTGGGTAACGTCGATCACGACCCACAGTGCAGGCGTTGCGGCAGGCTCCCAAAGCGCTTGAGACGTATGCGCCTGCATGCACTTGTAGAGCTTGTTCGTGCTGATGTCGTTCACACGGTCGCCGACAACGTAGTCGTGCGGGTACTCCCACTTCGGGAACAGCTCGACCGCTGCTGCCGCCTCACCGTCCGGCAGGCTCGTTGCCGCCGCTTCAATCATCGGGCGCAGCCTTGCCGCGCGCTGCGGCGTGATACTCTGGCCGACCAGCGCCGTGACGATCGCAGTCGAAAGCTCGGATTCCGTGGGCCTGCCCATTTTGATAGATACGGTGCCGTCGCGGTGGTCCACGATCTCGCCCGCGAGGCTGTACGCACTCATGTCCTCTTCGGTCACGACCTCTTCGGTCTGACCAGTTGGATTGCCGTCATTGTCGAGCTTGTCCTTCGTCTCGCGGAAGACGTTGCTCCACGGTGTGTTGTCAGGCAGCAGCGCCGCCGCCTGCGCATAGGGCATGGTGAGATGCACCGTCTGCGTCTCGCGCATATCCCAGTTGAGGTCTTTGTAGTTGTATATCAGCGTGGCGGGATACTCCTGCCCGTTCACTTTGATAAATTCTGCCATGTTGGCCTCCTTTACACAATGGTGTTGGATTCATCCAAATAGTAAGTGGTGTTGATCTCCGGTGTCCCTGTAAACGTGCCTCCCGTATTGGCAAACATATAATTAAGCGCACTTGAATCTGTTGTCCCAGTTCCGCTTTTGGGGATGCGGTACGACTTGGTATATGTTCCGGACGCCGTGGTAGATAGTTTGATTTTCTTGCAATTAAAGAACATGTAGGAGTAGCAGTCGGGTTTCAGCGTAGTTGCGGGCAGCGACGGCGCTGCCGTAAGGCTCGTGCAATCTCGGAACATGCTGGCGTAGCAGTAGCTCGCCAGTGTAGTTGCGGGCAGCGACGGCGCTGCCGTAAGGCTCGTACACTTAAAGAACATGTTGGCGTAGCAGTGGTTCGCCAGTGTAGTTGCGGGCAGCGACGGCGCTGCCGTAAGGCTCGTACAACCTTGGAACATGCTGGCGTAGCAGTAGCTCGCCAGTGTAGTTGCGGGCAGCGACGGCGCTGCCGTAAGGCTCGTGCAACCATAGAACATGTAGGAGTAGCAGTGGTCCACCAGTCTAGTTGCGGGCAGCGACGGCGCTGCCGTAAGGCTCGTACACTTAAAGAACATGTTGGCGTAGCAGTAGCTCGCCAGTGTAGTTGCGGGCAGCGACGGCGCTGCCGTAAGGCTCGTGCAATCTCGGAACATGTTGGCGTAGCAGTAGCTCGCCATTGCGGGGCGATTCCCGCTTTTTACGGTCGAATAGTCTAATAGGAGGTCGATATCCCCGTTGCAGGCGATATTTGTCCCAATAATGCTCCATTTTGCGCTACTGGAAGCCGTTCCGGTTATTTTTGAATTTCCTGTCCCTCTGAGATAAATGTAATGATTGTTTTCGATTTCGCCGGAAGCAATAGCGCTGCCATCCCACATTTTCCATCCGCTTCCATTGGTATATTCTAATTTGCCGTCCCAGTTTTTTGGCGCGGAAATTGAAAATGGATTTGCAGATGAAAATTCTAATACTGTATTGAGGTCATCAGGCCAGCCTTTGACCCGCCGTTTCATCCTTGGATAGTTTACGATCATGTCCTCACCTCACGATGCAAAGCTGACCGGCTGAATCGACACATAAACCTCTATGGCTGCTGTCGGAATCTCGTCACACTGGAAGGTCAGCGAATCCGCCCCATGACCGACGCACTGCACATAGCAGACATTCCACACGCTGTCATAGCTTTCGTCAACAGGGGAGCAGAACACCCTCTGCTTTGTGCCGTCGGCGAGAACGCCAGTCACGGTCACGCTCTGCTGCTTGGTGCTGGAATTCCAGCCCGTCACCGGCAGCGTCACCTTGCGCATGGTCGGCCCACCTTCTGGAATTTTCACGGTTTTCGCCGCGCTTCCGTCGTAGCTCGTCGTCGTATCGCCGATCTTGATGTTAAGTGCATTCGGGTTCTTGAGTGCCGTCGGAATCGTTGGGATATCGGACGCTCTCGCCAGCGTTCCAATCCAAGCGGTCCACTTTCTGTTACCTCCGTTATACGCTACCACCGGATAATTCGGCGCGGCTAGCGAACTTAACGAGCCGAGCGCGGCAAAGCCAAGAAGTATCATATCACGCATGCCCACCGCCGACACAAGCGGCAACACAAAAGGTACATCCATCCCAGGAAATTTTGTAATCGCATACACGGCGTAGCCCGCCGCATAGGCCTTATACACTTCTTCAGCCGTTTTGTCGGCAGTTGCGCTATAATTGTCTCCTTGCGTCACTGTCACATAAAATGTGCCTTTCACTTCGCCGGTTGCGCCGTTAACGCTTGTAACCGGCGCACTCTGCAAAGCGCTGTCTGCCTTGCCCAAACTCGTCTGCACATCCGACGCAAGGTCAGATTTGGCGACCGTGCTCTTAAAGGCCAAGCTCCCCAAATCGCCGAACCATTTTGCGATTTTGCCAAACAGCACGGAGAGCTTCTCGCCCGTCGCAATGTTCGAGCGGGTAGTCGCCGCCGTGAACGCCGCCGTGACGTTGCTGCCGTCGCCGGTCTTGTCCAGCTTGCCGGAGACGTCCGGCGTGGGAATTTTCCCAATGGCGTCATCAACGTACTTGTAAATGTCCGTCCGCTTGCCCTGCGGGTCGTACACGCTTGCGAGCATATCGCCAGCGCCTTGCCCGTTCGCACCGTTATAGACCTCGAAGTCAAACGTCGTGCCGTCCGTCAGTGTGATGGTATAGACGTCGCTCGTGCCGGGGGCGTGTGTGCCGTTCTTGAGCGCGATGCCGGAAATGCCGTTGCCGGGTGCACCCCGCGGGCCGGGAGCGCCAGTGCCGCCGCGCGGCAAGCCGAAGGCCAGCTTATAAACATTGTCCACAAGGGACTTGCTCACCGTCGCGGGCTTGCCTGTCTCAAGCGTGACCGCCTCGACGATCATGTTGACGATGGCGTCGCGCGCCGCCTGAGCATCGGTCTTTGCCGTCTCCGCCGCAGACTTGGCAGAAGCCGCGTCCTCGGCGCTCTGAGCGGCCTGTGACGCTTTCTGCCCCGCAGCGGTCGAACTACTCGCCGCAGCGTCTTTTGCGCTCTCAGCGGCCTCCTGTGCCGATTCCGCTGCCGTCTTAGCGGCCTGTGCTCCGGTCTGCGCACTCTCCGCTGCTTTCTGTGCGTTGGCAGCAGCGGTCTGTGCGTTCTTTGCCGCCGTCTCCGACTTCGCGGCATTGGTCGCCGCCGTCTGCGCGGCCTGTACCTTTTCGTCGACGCCGGTCGCAGATACAGCAGCAGCCGCCGCAGAAGATGCCGCCGCCTTTGCGGAAGCATCAGCCGCAGAAACCTTGTCGTCGATGCCCTGCGCAGCGCCCGCGGCCTTTTCAGCCGATGCAGCCGCCGCGTTAGCCGATGCCTTGGCGTTATCGGCATACTTCTTGACGCCCTGCACTTCCGCCGCAACGGAATCTTTGGCATACTGCACGACCTGCGAGCCTTTCAGTTTCTTCGCCTCGCCGCCCTGCTCAAGCACGAACAGGTCTTCGCCCGTGATCTGTAACGCTTGCGTGAGGTCGGAAATTGCTTTGTCAGCCATCAGTTACCTCGCTTTCCTTTTCGAGCTTCGTCTTGCCCTCTTTAGTGGGCGGCTCTGCGGGGACGTGCGCCGCTTGCTGGTCAAGCCGCTCGAGGATCGCATATGCCTGCCTCAGCTCTCCCTTGACCTTTGCCATCTTCTCCGCGTCGTTCGCGGAGATCATCACCAAGGACAGCGTATTAAATGCGCTGTCAAGAATCTGCATTGCCTGCTTTTTCATAGTTCCTCCTTATCCCGACTCCCACCAAGAGTCGGTGTAGATTTCTGCGTTGTAGGGTCTCCACGTGTCCGTGTAGATGTACGGCGTATACGCTCGCCACATATCCGTGTAGATGTACACCGCGCCGCCCGTAGTGCCGCCCTCTGTGGTAAACGATCCGCTGTCGGAATAGCTGGTCTCCACCCATTGATTGAGGTTGGTGTCCCAATAGCAAAGCACTGCCTCCCAATCGTAGGTTTCGCCGGGGGTAAGTCCGTCGAACGAATCCGTAAACGTGTTGTTCGCGCCGGAATCCTCGTTCGAGGTCAAGTAATACCCGTACCCCAGAATGCCGGTCACGTAGATCGCACGCGCTCGGTCGTGGTAGCTGTCTCCGTAAAACGTGCCATTGAGGACGGCCGTCGTCGGCCCCTTCGCCGTAACGCTGACGCTAAAACTTGCCATGCGTCACCTCACCTGACGGAGGAAAAACAGTTTTCCCCAGCTGCCAGCCGGTAAGTTATCTCCGTACATCTGGCTGCCGATATACAGCTCGCCGCCGCCGAGCGACACAATGTTGTTGGACAGCGTGATAAATCCACCGTAGGCGCCGCTGGCTTTCAGGTATACGTTAGTTGCCGATTCCAGCTTGATACCGCCGTAGATAGTCTTGATGCCGATGCCATAGTCAACGGTCGTCTCGACAAGCGAAAGTTCGCCCACTTTGGTATTGCTGTTTGCCAGCAGTTCCACCGTCTGGCCTCGTAACTTTCTCGCTGTGATAGAAGTGCTGTCAATGTACGTTGCGATCGCGCTGTCGACCTCGCTTGCGCTCAGGCCCGCGTTGCTGTCGACGTAGCTTTTCGTTGCGTAGCTTGATCCGTCTTTGAGATCTCCGACACTGATACTGCTTGCTTGGATTTGGTCGGCCGTCAGCGTACCCTTGATATTCGCCGCATCGACGTACAGATTGTCCGTCTTGATGCTGCTGCCGTTGATCTTGGTCGTGCCGCTCGCGTCCGTCACCGTCAGGCCGTCCAGCGTGGTTTTGACCTCGGTGTACTTGCCATCGACGCCCTCGACCTTGAGCATGATCTCCTCGCTGGTCTTGGTGATAATTGAGCGTGTTTCGGCAATCTTACGGTTGAATTCCTGCGCGATGTACCCCCCAGCCGGATATTCGTCTTCCATTTCTGCTTCTCCGGGGGAAGAAATACCCGCGTATCCGCGCCCATCATCAGAAAGTTTAGACAGCGGCGAATAAATACCACCAACCGTCACGCCGTCGCCCAGCTCTGCCGCTGGATCGATGTTTGCCGCGCCTGCTTCGTATGCCTGATACTGGTAGCCTTTCATGGTTTGCAATAAAGCATTTACCATTGGCTGCGTAGCGTGAGGGCAACTTGCGATAACTTCCATGCCGGTATCATCGCCCGCCGTCAAGCTGTTCTCATCGTCCACAAGCAGCGTCACGCGGGAGATAGGCTTGTACTTGCCATTGTCGGCAAAGCTTATAATGTCGCCGCCGACGTAATATTTATCAGACAAGAATCCTCACCCCTCCAAACGTAATAGCGTTACCCGCGTCTGTAATAAGATGGTTCGTCTCGGTAGGCATAGACAACAGAGGAATAAGCAATAGTTCCCCTGCATCGGTGATAATCCAATTCCCGCCGTGCGCCGCTGCGATAAAACATAGCTCATTGCGGATGGTGTAATCATTTGCGGGGTAGTCGATGGTATATGAGCTATTGAGCACTGTGCGGCTGTCCAGCTCCACGCCCATCAACTGGCAAAAGATGTTTACAGCGTCAGGCATAGTCATTGGAAAGTTAAGCGACTGGTCTGGATCCCACACAACGTCAGCCTTTCTCATAGCGTCGTATGCTTCGAGTTTCCAATAATCACCATCGCAGGAACGGCGGTTAGTAAAAAACACGCCTTTGGGAATCCAGTCTGTCGCCTGATTTCCATTAACAAGCCTGAGATAACGCTTGATCGTCGCGGCGCGCGGTACGTTGTCCGCATACAGTGCCAGTTTTAATGTTGCGCAGCAGGCGTTTCCGATGCCAAATTCTTCAAACAGCTGAGATTCAACGGAATGAGAAACTTCCGCGTCTTTGCCATATTCCGTTCCGGCGATAGTAAATTTGTATTCCCGTTCCGTTCCGGGCTTGTGAAGCAGCTCGCGCCACAGCGCACTTGTCGTCTGCCCCATATCACACCTCAGTCAAATTAAACGTCGCGCCGCCCCACACCTCATTATCGTCTGCCGCTTCTTCAAGCGTGCATTCCATCGACGAGCAGTAAAACGTGCTTGTTCTCATGCCATGCAGGTCAAGGTATTGGACTGTACATGTGGGTTTGTTCAGATCGTCATCAAGTTTTGCCAGCACGTCACGCTTGACGGAGTGCGTTGTATACCTCAGTTTTCGCTTGGTGGTGATCTTGTCGCGCCGCATCGTGCCATCTTTGGTGCGGGTAGTCTTGTCGCTGTCGAGATCGTTTCTGCTCCACCCGTACCCTTTCGTTGCGATTGCGGACGAGTAGTCCGTGCCGTTGATAATAAGGACTTCCATGTTACCCCTCCTTAGTACAGCAGTACGGGCTTACCCGCCGCGCGTGTCATGTTGTTAATGTTCTTCACGGTGCTGCGTGCGATTTCCTTACCGTCAAGCTGGATAACGACCGTAGTTGCACCGCCGCCCGATTCTGCCATAGCCTGCTTAAATGCTTCAACCATCGTTGCAAGCGGCGTTTCGATATTCGTTCCGCTCTTCTGGTCGCCCAGCACGGCGAGAAATTCTTTGTTAGGGGGAATGACTGCGCCGCGAGCCAATGCAGGAGCGGAGACACGGCTAATCGAAGGAGCGCGAGAAGGACTTCCAAAGCCGCCACTTCTGGTTCCAAATCCTCCGCTTCGGCCAGAATTCGATTTTGCAATAGAATTCTGCGCTTCAACAAATTTTTTCCCGAACCAGCTAACGGCATTAGCCACCCACGTTTTTACAGTCTCCCATGCGGCTTTTAAGCCGGACAAAAGGCCGTCAATAATCCTTCGACCTAACGCTTTCCAGTAATCAGCAGTAAAAAACTTCGAAACGCTGGTATTCCACCACTGTTTAATGTTCTGCCACATTTCTTTAAGCTTGGTAAGAAGTGCACTCCAATCCAGATCAGATGCAGCGGCAATAGCCGCGCCGCCAGCAATCATCATCCCAATGCCAAGTGGAAGATTTGCGCCGGAGAAACACAGAACCGCACCGATAGCGATAAGCGAGACGCCAATCGAACCCATAAGAGATTTGATTGCGGCTTTTGTCTTTTCGGGGGCTGTGTTCCAGTTCATGGCGACCGACGCCGCAATAGATGCTGCACCCGCAATCATTAACCCAATACCGAGAGGTAAGTTTGCTCCCGAAAAGCAAAGCACTGCGCCGATGGCAAGCAAGGTCATTCCGAGCGCCATCATTAAGGCCGACAATGTATTTTTTGTTTTGTCGTTTACTGCATTCCAGTTCAAGGCGACTGCCGTTCCCAGCATAGCCGCGCCTGCCAGCATAAGCCCAATGCCGAGGGGGATGTTTGCGCCAGATAAACACAAAATTGCACCAATGGCGAGGGCAAAAAGGCCCAGCACCGAAAGCACATTTGTCAGTGCAGCTCTAAGGCGGTCAGACATTGCGTTCCAGTTTTCTTTAATAAGTGTAACAAGCCCAATCGCGCCCGCCGCCATAAGTGTGATTCCGAGGGGGATATTTGCGCCGGAAAAACACAGAATTGCGCCAAGAGCTAAAAGCGCGCCGCTAAGGTATGCCGTAAGCTCGTCGATCTTTGCTTTGTACTCGTCGGTCGTAAACTGTTCAAACACGGGAGAAAGCCGATCTGCAAGCGCAGCCGCAGCGCCGCCTCCACTGCTTGATGTGGAAATCGTGTTGATCTCGTCAAAACTAGCAAGATTCCCTTTTGCTTCTTTTGCCGCCGAACCGACGCTACCGATAGCATCTGCTTCTTTATAAAGTCCTTTTGCCGCCGCTTCTGATTTTTTTGCCGTTGTTCCAAAAAGCATCGATACAATGTTTGCAATAACGCTGATAACCTTTGTAAGGATGTTCACAAGCGCTGTAAAGGCGGGAACAATTACACTTAATAGCGGTTGTGCCAAAGTGAGCAACGCGCCCTTTAAGCGTCCAATAGCTTTTGCGGCTTCGTCATTTACTTGGATGACTTTCCAGACATAATCACGAACAACGGATAATGCCCTTGTAATAAGAGTAAACACAAACGCCCTGAGAGCGAGCTTATTTACTCGGTTAACGAAGCGGGACATGTATTCGTCGGCTTTTTTAGTCGCCTCACCCATCCCGAAAACACCGTTTTTTGTGCTGGAGATTTTTTCGGAAAGCTCCCCCGCTTTTGTCTTCATCTTATCGAGATTTGCCGTATCGGACTGAATTGAAGCGTCCATCTTCTCAACTTTAGCTGTAACGGCGTCATACTCTTTTTGCAAAGATTTCACAGTGCTTTCCTGTGCCTTGATGGAATCCGCCGTAAAAAACTCTTTGCCGCTGTGCATTGAATCAAGCGTCGCTTTTGCCGCATCAAGATTTGCCGCGATTTCTGCCGACTGCTTTGCCAGCGGCATTTTGTCTTGCTGTTTCTGGTAAATTTTATCGTTAAGCGTGTCGATTTTTTTAACCAGTTTATTCAGTTCTTTTTGAGCGTCTTTGTCGTCCAGATCCACGCTGAAAACTACCGAACCGTCCGCTGCCATAAAATCACCACCTTGCTTTTAGTTTTTTGCTGTGATATGGTAAAAGAACCGTATTTAATGGGAGGGAAATAGAATGAAAGCATTGAAAAGAACCTTGTTATTCCTTGTTGTCTTCTTTGCATCGTTTCTTTTGATCCTAATTGTAGGAGTTGCTACAACGCCAGAAGGCCAAGAAACTATGCCAGTATGGGTTGGCGTTGCCCTTCTAACAATACCTATCCCATTAGGGATTCTGGCCGTTAATAAAGCCGTACCGCAGACTTATGACGAAAAGATTAAAATCCAAACAGTAAAGTGCAAGCTACAACTTGTCGGCGGGCTTGACCTTGCAGCAGGGTCTATCTGCTCCGCCATGTGCTCCCCAGAATCTATTTCATTTTCAGCGAGCGGACAAACATTTACGCTTTCGCCAGAAAAGCTAATCGATGTGTCTGTTATGACACCGCAGGATATCCAGACCCAATACGTTTCAAGCGTCGGCGGCGCAATCGCGGGCGGTATTTTACTTGGCCCAATCGGCGCGGCGCTTGGAGGGTCAGCACAGAAGAAGAAAACGAAAATTGTCCGTCAGTACCTTATCTTTGCATATCAGGCTGATTCAGAAGTTAAATACATTGTATTTGACGTGACCTCTGCACCTCAGAACGGGAAGAAAATCAGCAAAATTTATGCGTACTTAAAGAAAAATGAAAACAAACAAGTCTCTCTTTAATTTCAACCGGCTCATTCGTGAGCCGGTTCTTTTTTCCCCAACCATGCACTAAGCGTATCCGCTTCTTCTTTCGAGACCTTTTTCGGGATATCGACCACATCTTTATTGCGTCGGTAAAATTCTCGGTCTGACTTGTCTAAGGGTTTTCCTTTCGCCTTTAGTTCTCGAATGCGGATGACTTGCGCAAAGAAGCAATCGCCAATTTCCATATAAGCAGACAAGAAAGTAAACCAGTGCGTACCGCCAGTGTTGGTATCTGGATCGTATTCGCTTTCGCGAATCTCTTTCCCAAGCACTCGGTTGACAGGGGAAACGATAAACTGAAAATCTTTCGCCCAATCAATGATCTCCGGCTCTTTCTTTTTATCATCAGGGTATTGCCCACCGTTGATAAACCAAAACAGCTGTTTGATCGCTTCGTCGTAGTCGGGAATTGAATCAAAGTCAACAAAGAAGAGACGAAGGGCGGTATAAGCTCGTTCTTCGTCGCTGAGTTCTTCATCGTCCAGAACCTCGAATATCGTCAGTATCACTCGAAAGTCATACCGAACGGCAAAGCTCTGCCCGCTGATCTCTACGCTTTTAGGAAGTCCGTAACTCATACCGCCCTCCGATTAATGCTTCTGCACTTTGTCGATGTACTTTTTGATCCTCGGATTCGTGAATTTCTGCTCACGCGAGAACGTACTGTCGATCTCATCCATAATGGCGAGCATAAAGTTGCACCATACAGGAACGCCTTCCGCCAAGGCGTAAACATTCCTGTCGCCGAAAAGGTCGTCTGCAATGGGTGCATCAAAGACAGAATTGATAATGTCCCGCATTTCGCGGTCTCTCTCTCTGGCAAAAGCAAAAATCTGCTTTTTATCACCCATCTTTTCGATCTGCGCCTTATATCCATCCTGCTTTTTGTCAAGGTCTTCAAAAGCAAGATACAGCTTTTCGACAAAATTGCTGTCGGTAGGGTTGAATGACACTTGGCACTTCCCGTTTACGGTATAAGTTACAAGGCCGTCGTCAAAATTAAGTTCCCGCATGATGCCCTCCTATTTATTCGCCCTCGGTAAACGTGATCGTGCTGCCAGAGATAGCGGCAGTGCCGACCGTGCGCGTGCCGCCAAGCGTCACGTCGATAGGCATACCGATAAAGCCGCCACCCTCGCCGCCGAGGGAAGAGGGCTTAACCATGCAGGACGAATAGCGCTCCGCAAATACTGCGGTCTTTGCCGTGCCTGCATAAGCGTGGACAATCAGCACATCCTGATTCGCCAGCGCCGCCGCGTTCTGCTCCTTAACCGCGAGATTCCAAACCTTGACGATAGCAGGGTCCCCAGCGTCCAGATCAGACGGGTCAAAGGTCTGCGTGATGATGGGTTTCTTCATGGTCGTGCGCGTCGTGCCAAGAATATCCTTCGAGGAATCCTCCTGCCAATCGTATTCCATGCTGGAATCCGTAACGCGCGTACCGAGGGGCGACCACGTGGGGGTTCCGGTTTCGCCCGTGTTGAGATACGCGATCAGAAGTTCGCGGTCTACGGTCTGCCCCGCCGCGGTGTTAAAGGTCGTATCAGCCATTTTTAATCACCTCGTAGTTCATTTTCATAAGGATTTGGTGATCCTCGTCACCGTTTTCATACACGGCGAAAAGTGAGGATCGCGTTGTCGGCTCAATGCGAATGACGCGTTTTCCTTCGCCAATAAATGGGTCATTGTTCACGCCTCCGAATAATTCTGCCCAGTCTCCAAGAGCATTGAGCATTTCATCGGCTTTGAGCCGTTTGTCGTTGCTATTCCCCGGCTTCATGCGGTAAATGACCTTGAATTGGTATTCTGCCTGATACCCGCCGAGAATGTATTTCTGTACGATGTACGCCGCCTGAATTGTAGACAGCGCCATCGCTTCTGCGTCAGCGGGAAGAAATTCAAACCGAATCAAATCAACCGGCTTGTCAGGGAATGTATTGAGCCAAACAAGCAGCTTTCGCGATACCTGGTCTTCTTCCGTTGCCGAGACCGTCTTTTTAATCTGTTCCGTACTTCTTCACCGCCTTTTCTGCCACGCGCAACCACTTGTCAAGATTTTGTGCTTTCGATGCTTCGCACCAATGGGCTTGTGCTTGGGGATTAACATCTGTTCTGAACACCAAATTCCGATCTGTCACTACCTTGTGTTCGCCTTTTCGCACCCAAGAGCTGCCAGTTTCAGGGTCTACCATCAGCTTTCCGCGGTAGAGGTATCGGGCAGAAGGTCCCGGATATACAATACTGTTTCCGATGACACGCGTCCTGTTCATAAGCCCTGCGGCAGCTCCAGAGGACGGCACAAAAGGCTGCGTGTCTTTCTCCATCTGCTCGGCTAAAACGTGCTCAGCGCGCGTACAAGCCTTTGCAATGACAGTCCTTACAGCGCCCATTCCATCGGTATGCACGGAAAACTTGATGCCCATTACGCACCTCCGACTTCCCAGTGCCTCATGTCGGCGCTTCCGTAGTCCATCGCGTCGACCTTCGTCACTTTGTAGCAGTCATCGTGATACTGCACGACGGTCATATTGTCGGAGATAAACTCACCCTTAACAAACACCGTCTCGCCGCCATTGCCGTTATACGAGAGCGTCCATAGTCCGCTTCTGTCTGCGGCTTTGGCGAACTCCTGCGGTTTTGCGTAAGCCTTTGCAGCGCCCGTCTTACCGTCCACTGCTTCCACGGAGAACGGGATATACAAATTTACAGCGTCCGCGCTCTCAAGGCCGCTTTCGCGCACGTTCACGCCCTTCGACGCTTGCAGCATCACACCGCGCAGGATTGTGGTATAGACCTTTTCGACCTCATCAAGCGTTGTCTGGTCGATCTCCTGCACAATGTTGTAAATCGTTACAGTGTGGGGAGCGTACATCTGCAACCACCTCCGCGATACAGTAGCCCGGTATGGGCAAGGTATTCCATGCACGTTTCTGCAAGCAGTTTCTTCGCACCGTCCGTTGCGCTGAGCGCAGACAGGGCGGATTCCCCACCCGTTGCAAGCGTTCTGGAATAACTACCTACCGTTTCGCTTTTGACTTCCGCGTCATTTGCCGCAGCGTTTGCAAGGTTCTTCACGGCAAGCGCCTGCGCTGATTCAATGACTGCATACTTGTCAACGAGCGCGCAGCAGCACATCTTTACCGCATCCAGATCAGCGTTGTCTTTGGCTTTGTTGCGCGTGTAGTAATCGAGGAAGGAGCTGGCGCGGACAGCAAGACGCGGGAAGTCATTTTCGCTCACGGCACCCATGTAAGTGCCGGAGTAGTATTCAAAGTCTGCGTAAGTCATCAGTGCCCTCCTTCCAAAACTGCGAGAATTTCAGCCTTTTTCATCGAACTGCTGACCCCTTCCACCCCGTTTTCATCGGCATACTCAAGCATTTCAGCTTTTGTCATGTTGGAGAAAGCCGGGGTGTCAGGGTCAGGCTCATTCAGCAGTTCAGTTAGCCCCCCACCGCCGGAGTGATGGAGCCGACCACCACGCCGTCGATACGCTCAGCGAAAAGAGCCATGCCGTTGATAACGGTGTCAGATGCGGTCATGTTGGTGTAATCGGGCTCCTCATGGATACCGATATAGCCGGTGGCATCGGTGGTGAAATCGAACACCTCGCCAAGATCAGCGCCGTTCACAGGGATGTAGTACAGGACAATGTTGTCCTTGGCGGTGGCGTAAATCTTGCCCTTGGGAACGCTGGAGTTGAGAATCACGGTGCCAAGGCCGAGGAAGTTCTCAACGTAAGTCATGCCGAACGCGGTCTGCAAGGTAATGTTTGCGCTTGCGAGGTAGTCAGCAACGTCCAGCGGGTTCAGAAAATACACCGCACCGATCTCGTCATCTTCAAACAGCACCTGCAGCTGGCCCCATGCCTGTGCCAAGGTTGCCTGGAAGGTCGCACCAGATGCCGTGCCCGTGCCGGTTGCGAGGAAGTCGAAAAAGTCTTTTCGGATACCCTTCTGGACGTCCTTGAGCATTTCGTCGGTAGTCATCTCTACTGCCTGATCGTAGCCGCGATCGGTGATTGCTTCGGCAGAGGTGGCTTTGCGCCACTTCTTAAGCGTGATCTCCTTGTAGTTCACGGCTTCGGTTTTGTACTTGCTAAGGGGGATGGTCTCACCCTCAGCAACAGCGCCGCTCTCCAGCGTGCCAGTGGCCTTGTAGCTCTTGAGCACAGTTCCAGCCTGCTTTGCGATCTTGCGGGTCACACCCAAGGCCTCCATCAGCTTTTTGATGGAATAGCCGAACATTTCGGTAAATTCAATTTCGCGCACACGCGCGAGGTCAGCTTTCTTAATGAGTTTAGGATCAGCAGCCATTTTTATTCTTCCTTTCTAAACAAATCCATATTTGCGGCGATTGCAGCGCGCCGCTCCGCTCTGTCATTGATTTGCATAATCTCGTCCTTTGTCATCGGTTTCCCGCCGCCGTTAAAGCGCGCGCCAGTGTCGAAGCGAACGGTCTGCTTGGAGACAAGCCCCTTGTAAGTGCCGTCTACGAGCGCATCAAGAGACTTGGTGTCCTTGATCTTTTCTCCGTCCAGCTCCAATGCGGCCATTTCTTCGCCGCAGCCGCGCATAGCAAGGTCGAGATTCGCGCCGGTGATGTTTTTGCTCTCAAAGTAAGCACGCACGGCCTTTTCCTTTGCCGCCTTGCTTTCCTTTGCCGTGACGCCGGATTTATAAGCTTCAAAGTCCGAGTGTTCCTTCTCGTACTTTTCCTTATAGCCGCCGTCACCCGCTGCCTTGAGGTCATCCAACTGCTTCTGGACGCTTGGCAGTATCTCCGCATCGGCCTTGTATCGGCTTACATCCGCTTTCAGACCGTCCACAGTGTCGGTATGCGCTTCGATGATGGTATCTACCTGCTCATCGGTAAGCCCCATACCCTTCAAAAGTTTTCGTGTAAGTGCCATTGTTCTATCTTCCTTTCCCTTGTCCGCAGTCCGTCGCGGCGATAGATTGTATAAAAACCGCTATACCTCGCGGGTTTTACCTGTTCTAAATTGCGTTCGCCATTTCCCACGCCTTGTGGATTTTCGGGCCTTGCCACGCGATCCAGTCGACAAGCTCCTCGTTTTTGCACCATGCCCCTTCAAAAGAAAGTCCGCTATCCGAAAGACCGCTTTCGTTGAAAAATGCGTGTACAATTTCATGCCGCAGCGTTTGCTTTTGAGACTCTTTTGCCGTTTCTACCGGCTCGTTTTCCCACCCCTTATAGGTTGTCATGTCGCAAATTACGATTTGCTTTAAAAGGTGGTCGCAATATCCGTCAATGCTCCTGCGCTCAAACGCCTCATCGTCGCTGTACTTTTTAACGACAATTTCGTAATCTGTGCCTAAAATGGTGACTTTGCTGTTAGCCATGCGTTCCCTCCTGAAAGGAAAAGAGCCAACCTGTAAGCGTTCCTTACAAGTTGGCTCCTATTGCCCTTTCCCACGCCCTATTGCGCGGAAGTGCTGTATTTGATTGTTTTCTTAACCTCTAAAACGATGTACCCGTCGCCTTTTCGGCGTATTTCAGCATCGTTTCCGCGCTTCAAAATTGCATCGATTGCCTTTTTGACTTCTTCCCAGTTCAATACAGCACCTTCGTTCTCTCCCGCTGCTCCGGCAACCCTGCCGCTGCGCTGAACGCTTTGTATTTGGCGTTTAACCGCCGCAGCCGTATGCTTGCAGACTGTTCCTCTTCGCGCAATCCTGCGGCCTTGTAAGCGGCTTTCTCGCGCTTTAGTTTGCGCACTTCTCGCTCAACGCGCCGTTGCATCTGCGTGGCTTCGTATGCGGTGTAGTTCTTCCCGTCGTACTCGCAGCCGAGATCATCATCAATATGGGCAAGCTGCTCATCAGTGTATGTGCGCTCACTTACGCCCTCAACCCAACTGAATCGCCTGTGGCGGCAGTTTGCTCCCTCAAGCCCATCGACATATCCCAGCCCGCAAACCTCGTAAATATTCGGGTAAATGTCGTTGCTGCGGGTGGAATAAACTTTTCCTTGCCAGTCCTTGTGCGATGACCACGGAGACGGCCCCAGCTTGTCTCGCGCCCCGGCATGGGCAGACACTTCAAAATACGGCGTGTTTAGATACTCGGCGGATTGTTCCGTGTACTTTGCGCAAATCTGATTCACGCCGGTCATCACCGCACGGCGGGCGGCTACGTCGATCTGATCTCGGTGGCCGCTCTCATAGTCAACGACTTTCACCCCGCTTTGGGCCAACTGTTGCACGGCTGTCTTGATTGCCTGATTATAGGAGATAGCGCCGCTCTGCACCTGCATCACTGCGTTGTCGAGCGCCCATTGGTACGCTTTTGCCGGTTCCAGCATCGTCCGCCCTGCGTCTACCAAAAACCCCATCGAAGCGGTGATGTTGCGGAACGCATCCTGCGTCTGCCGCCTGATTGCGTCAATGGCGGTTGCATCTACCAGCACGTCGGGATGTGTTACACGGGCAAGGTCTATGACCTCGGTGTAATACTTTTGGTTGCGATCTACCACATCGTCTATCAGCTCGTTTAGCTTTTTCTCGCTGATGCCGGTAGTCTGGCGTATGGCTTTCTCAATCTCTTTCGGATTGATGCCGTGCGACCGCAGCGCCTTGATGTCCTGCACTGTGACCTCGTTCAGCTCGTCCGCAACCTTGAGCCGGGAACATATCTCCATCAACAGCGTGTCCTCAAGTCCACGGTACAACTCCGCCAGCTCTTCGGGAAGGGCATCAAGTATTTCCGGCCGAAACGGATATTTCATTTGCTTTCCTCCGTTTCACGATTTCATCATAGTGCGGCTTCACCCGAATAACATTCCAGTCGCATTCTTCCGGCACTTTCCCGTAAAATATCACCCATTCCGGTGAAAGCCGTTTCATCATTTCCTCGTAGCCGCGAAGAAACAGCCGCTTGCTTTCCTTGTTCTGCTGTGTGCCCACCGAGGAAACCGCCACAACGCCGCCCTCCGGCTCGCCGTCAAAGCACCAATCATAGCTGCTTTTGTCGCTCCATGAGATAGTCGGATACACCGTGACCCCGTGTAGCTGCCAATATGCCGCCAGCCAGTGCTTGCGATAATGGTTATAGATCTGCATTGCAAGCGGCATATCTGTGTATGTGGAAAAATCCGGCGCGCATACCGCCGCAAACTGCGACAGTTTCGGAATGTACTTGACCGGCGTGTTCCAGTGCCTTACAAATTGATAATCGTCAATAAAGAAATGCACGATTTTATCTTCTGGGTTCTTTGCCGAAAGAAGATAGTTCCCCGGAACAAATTCCCCTTGTGGATACGCTTTGACCGGTTCGATCTGCGGAATATCGTACTTGCCCATGCCGGGGAATGTGAACTTGTCGAGATTTTCAAAGTTAATCATACCGGGCGCCATGTGCCGCTGCGCTTGTTAGCCCTGCGGTATTTCTTGCCGTTTACCGTAACTTCCAACGCGCCGGACTTTTGCGCTGTTACAAAGGCATTGGAAAACGCCTTGTTTTCTGCTGCTTTGCGGTTTTTACTGGACTGGTCACGCAATTTCCGCATGTAGCTATCCATTTCACCGCGCGCTCTTGCAGCTCTGTCTGCGGCGCTTCCTGTTTTCTGCGCCGTTGTCAGGCGCGCAGGCCCGCTTGCATAAGGATTGACTGCTCCTGCCGCCGTTTTGAGCGCCGTTGTTGCGAGAGTTGCCATCTGCCTTACTGCGTTCTTCTTTTCAGCGTCCGACAGCTCAAGCCCATTGATTTCAGCAGCGTTGCGCTCAAATGTGCGTCTGATAATATCGCCCATATCAGTGACAGACGCGGCGTTTGCTCGGTTAATATCCTGCTGTGACAAAAACCGAGCAAGGCTCATACCGCGCCCACGCCCAGATTCTCCGGCTCCAATGCCGCCACCGGCTCCACCTCTACCGCCCATTACTCTACCTCCGTTTCTTCTTCGGTCGTCATGTCCTGCATCTTCGGCAAAGCCGCCTTTGCGGTCGCCTCGTCCTCGTTAAACCAGCGCATACGAGCTTCCCAATCATTCATAATACCGTCAGAAAGCATCCGTTCCTCTTTGTTAAACTCGGCGTCTTTGTCCTCAATGATGCTGTCATCAAAGTCAATGGAGATTTCGACTTCCTCATCAAGTCCTGCGTCCATATAGCGATTGCCCATGCGAAGCAAAATGCGACACAGCCCCGTAATCGCTTGCTCGAGGATAATTTCATGCTTCCTAATCGTGCGGAACATGGTGCTATTCTCGCTAATGACCTGTGTAGCCGTGGCAATGCTTGTCTGATCAAATTTGTAATGATTCTCGCCAAAGCCGCATTTGCTCGACAATATGTTGAGCATATCTTGCATACCGGTGTTAAACTCTGCTGTACGCAGCGTCATATCGACCTGCTGCAAAATGTTTCCATCAGATGCGCGATCTTCCGGGAGAACGTAGTAAACCGTTTCGCGCTTATCAAAGACCGGCCTACCGTTGATGTCCTTGGTTGCTTCCGGCTGTACCACGATGCGCTTTTTCCCCAGCACAAACTCATTCACATAACTATCGTATGTAATATCAACGCTTTTGAGCTGGTCGATGGCGGAAGCGAACACTGCAACGCCCATAGGGTTATCTTCATCAGAGTTCGCAATGTTCAGGCGGTCGATGACAAACTGCGGCTTGGCGCTTCCTGTGTGGACAACAGGGGGGATTGCTTCAAATCCTCTCACGCTGGTTAATTGAACTTCCTCCGCATCGTACAGGTGGTTTTCAATGTCATATTCGCCGCCGCTCAGCCGATGCACCTGAATGTAGGTATATCCCGTATCATCAACTCGTTTTGTCCACGCGAAAGCGCACTCACGAATAATGCCATTGTCCCACGTCAGCGGGTAGATATTTGCAGCGGTTACATAGTTGATATGAATTCTTCCGGGGTTAGCGATCTCTGCTGTATCAGGGTCAACGCTCATATCCTCCATGATTGGAACATAAGCAACTGTACCAACAGCGGATTTCCGCTCCTGCAATTCATTGGATTTGACTTCCCAGTTATTATCGGCAAGAATCGCATCTACAAATTCCTGCTCCTTCTTGCCCTCAAGCGTGATATTCACGCGCTCGTTCATCAGCAGGTTTGCCCAGTCCTCGCAGACTTTCTTGCCCATGTTGACGGAATATCTGTGGCATTCCAGTTCTTCGATGCCATTCCACACCGTATAACTGTGGAAGTCTTTTACATCGCCGTCATACCATGATTTCCATACATCGATCAGGTCGTAGAATTTGCTATTGATCGTGTCAAAGCCCAATTCTTTAAGTGCTCTGCGAATGTTCACTGTTTCACCGTCCTCATGTGCCCTGCGCGCTCCAATTCCTTGTAGTACGGCTCAATGCTGTACTCAAATGCGTCAAGGCTGTCAATATCAGATGTTCCATCGTCAAGGCGCTCGTCCTCAAACTTATCAGGATCATAAATCGCAGTTTGCAGCGCATCAATCAGATGGGGGCAGTTGCGCGAAACCTTAAAACGCCCCTGCTTCATCAGCAGCACCACAATCCTGATCCTATCTGTGATTTGCAATTTCATTGCGTTCTTGACCTGCGTCCCGAGGTGCATTTTCTGCGCGGTATGATCTAACCCACGAATCAGCACCGTTTCCGCACTGTCTGCCCGCGTCTGGCTGTATCCGTACTTTGCCGTAACCATTTGGCAGAACGTGGCAAAGCGCCTATTCAATGCGTCAGGGTCAACCTCTTCGTTCTTGATGTATTCCTCTTCCAGTGCGACCACACGATAATCTTTTGTAATCCCGGTCGCCTGAAACTTTGTCGCAGACTTTGTCCCGCCGAAGTCAACACCAATGGAAATAACAGAGAATTTCGTTTCCTGTTCTTCCGCCCATTTCAAAGGGTCATCAATCAAATACTTTTCGGTGTTGTTGGCAAAGTCTTTGTAGACAACGCCCTCCGCCGCTACCCAAAGGCCGCGCACATACCGGTCATAGAAAATGCCAGCATACATGTTTTTGTAGCGCGCAAGCGTCTTCTCACTCAAACCGGGGTTGTCAGCCATTTCGAAGTGAAGATATAGTGTGTTCCGTTCGCGGTGTCGCTTAATCCACTCCTGATAGAACCAGTGATGCGGGCTGCCGGGGTTACAAGAGAACCACAGTTTTGCACCGTCCACAGAACATCGTGCAAGCGACTGTTCCACGAACGAGCGCGGCATTAGCACCACCTCGTCCAGCAGCACACCCGCCAGCGTGCGGCCTTGAATCAGCGTATAGCTGGCCTCATCCTTTCCGCCGAACACCTCAAAGTAATTCGTCACGGCGCCGCGCCGCACTTCCATCACCTTGTCACCACGCCGCCAGCGAATGATATATCGCTCTTTGGCAAGGCTCATCGCCGTAAACGGCACGATGATGTTCTTGGTACAGCTATCCACTGTGCGGCCACACACACCGAAGCGCTGACCGCTGAAATTCTCCATCGCCCAGTGGACAAATGACCACATCATGATAGAGGTCTTGCCAGAACGCACAGCGCCGTCGCAGATCAGCGCGTCATACTTGGAATAGGGGAAAGCGAGGATTTTTGCTTGCTTTGGGCTAATCATGTGGCATAAATACAACTACCATAGACGGAAATGGAGCAGAATTTTTACTTCCGCCAAATTTTAATCGTCCTCTAATAAACCGAATTTCCACATTGTTTCTTTTGTATATGTAATCGTGGAACCATTTTGTATCTGTTCTGGCAGGAAGTAGCATTACGACCGTAGACCCGCTAACGGATGCAAATAACGCTCGCCTCACCCATTGCCCGATGCCGCGCCCATATGGAGGATTGCACCACACGGTTCCTTTCCACGGATGTTCCAGTCCGTCTTGTTCCTCCGTATAGAACTTGTCGCATTTTGCATTTTCTGGAGTTGCACACACATCAAGTGTAAATTGAAATTCATTATTCAGTTTATCAAACAAATCTTGTGGCGTTTCCCATAAGTCTGTTTTACTGGAAAACATTAAATCTGTATTCATGTGTCACTCTCAAGCTCCTTTGCCATTTCCTTTAGGCTCTGACTGAGCGCGTCTTCCCTTCCCGTGTCGGCAGGGCTGCCGCCTATCATCGCCCACTTGTCAATCAGCGTTCCCATTGCCGTTGTGATCTGGCTGAGATTTGCCGCCGCCAGCTTTTCCGGGTCGTTGAGCATTTCAAGCCCCTTACCGATGAACGAACACACAAGGTCTTTGTGGTCATTCATGTACTCCATCACATCGGCGGTGTTCTCTTCCTTTTTTTGCTCGCACTTTTCCACAATGTCGGCATTCGCCCGCACAAGGTTCTTGACCGTCGTTGCGGACACGCCGTTGATTTTCGCTGTGGCGCAATAGTTGTTCGTCTGCACATAGTCCGCCAGTATTTTCTTTTTCTGCCGGTCTGTCAGACGCGCAGCCATTGTCACCACCTCAAATCAATTTTGCTACCAGCCCCCGCCCCTTGGCCTTACATAGCAGACTTTACCCGCCCCGAAGGGCAACAACGTGCCGCACTCTCAGGGCAGCGGCTCTCCTCTTTTGGCGCAGACAGCAGGGATTGAACCTGCATCGTCGCGAGCAATCCCGCCTTAATTGCCGCCGCTCTCCCAATTGAGCTATGTCTGCATATCGCGGGGGGCGGTGTGAAAAGATGAAAAGCACCGCGCCCCGCTATGGCGCAGGAGGTTTAACGCCATAAATGAGAGAACCGCAAAGGCTTTTACACCTCTGCGGCTCAATTCTCCCATAATTGCAATGCCCTGACTCACTTATAAGTGAGTTTTGCAAAATATTTTTATAAACTTTTTGGGTAGTCCGACCGCCCGAGCAGATAATCAATAGACACGCCAAAATAGTCAGCAATGCTTATCAGCGCGTCCATTGACGGTTTCTGCGTCCCCATCTCGTAGCGCTTGATTGTGTTGCGGTTCAGCCCGCACAGCTCAGATAACACGCAGCGTTTTAACTGATGGCGCTCGCGCAATCTCCGCAGCCGGTCAGGAAACGTGCTCATTCCTCACCCGCCTTGCGTCTCAACCTGTAGTTTTCCGTTTCCAGCTGATTAACCAAATCGTCACGAGACTTCAACTTCGCCCACAGCGCTTCAATCGTGATTTTCGCCTCGTCCAATGCTCGCAGTTGCCGGTCGATGTCCTTTTGATTCATCGCGCATATCCTTTCTGCAGTAAGGGCAAAAATTGCTCTCAGTGCTTGTTTTTAGTTTGCACGCTGGGCACATGAACCGAAACGCCCAATCTGGCCACGGCGTACCATCATCACCACGGGTAATAACGACCCACTTACTCACGGCTCAGCGTTCTCTTGGCCCATGCCCACAGGTTTCGCCACGGGTGGGCTTCTGCGTAATTTGCGCGCTGCTCGGCATTGTATCGTCTATTACGCATTACATTAAGGGCCTCTTGCTTAGAAGCGCACTCATCGTTCGCCCGCCCAAGCGCCGCCTCGGTATCAGCGAGCTTATTTCGCAGCGCATCCGCGTCCGCTTTCAGATTCGCGATTTCGTTCTCACGGTTGATGGCCTCGCCGTTCATCTGGCTGATCTGCTCAGTCAGAGCGGCGTTCTTTCGCTGCATCGCCGCCTTTAAATTCGCATATTCGGCAATCAGATCATTCTTCTCGTCGATACAGTTTTTCAGCTCGATGATCTCTGCTTCAAGCGCCGCAGTCTTCTCCTGCGCGTCCTCCACCATCTTCGCCATCTGGTCTTTGGTGTACTTCTTTACATTGATGCTCATAATTTGGCTCCTTTCATTCGTAGTTGTTCTTCCCGTCCCCGGTCGCTCACGATGCTCACGACCTTTACGTCGCCGTATCGCTCAATGTCCATGGCGATTCGCTCCTTGATGCCCTGCGCGTCAGCGGCGGGGACGTTGGCTTTAATCGTGATCGTCAGCATGGAGTGCCTCCCTCTCAATCTCAAGCGAACGTTCGCGCAAGTCCCCAAATCCATACTCGTCTTGCCATCCTAACTCAGAAGACGCTTTCTGACAGCTCTCGCACAGATAGCACGTCCACGGCGCACCATCGAAAAC